GGGCAAGGAGGTGCCGTTCTCGATCGAGGCGATGCGTGAGTTCAGCGATGACCCCTACTGGATTCGTGGTGTCCTGAAGGCTTACACCGAAACCTTTGAAGGCGGCCGCCAGGGAAACTGAGAGATGCTGCCGTCTATTGGGCAGGCGGCGGCAAAAGGGTAGAAGATAAATCGGGTGAGGACGCTGCTGCATTCGGCATTGTCCTCCCCGAGCAGCCGAAGGAGGAGTCGGCTGATTTTGAGGTGTGGGATGAGAACTGGGACATCGTGATGATGTTCCTGCGGATGCAAACGCAGTGGACGACAACGATGGCTGGGTATATGGGGTTGCGGTACGACGTAATGCTGTGTGCTGGCGGGTTGTTTGACCTCTACAATGTGGAGAATCGCCGCGAGATGCTTGAAGGTCTTCAGATAATGGAGGCTGCAGCGTTGAGCGAATTGGCTAAGGGCTCGGATGGCTAGCAAGCAAGTCAGCGAAATTCTCGTAAAGCTTGGCATCCAGGGCCTTGAAGGCTTGGACAAGCTGAAGAGTTCGTTTCGCGAGCTTGAAAAGTCCATTGGTCCTTCTAACGCGACAATTGAAAAGGCACGTCGCAGTATTATTGAGTTTGGTGACGCAAGCAGTCGAACTGAGCAGTTAATCAAAGGGCAGTTAGAAGCGTTCAAGGGATTGCGCGGCCAGGCAGAAATTGGCTCCTCTACGTACAACAAATTAACTAGCAGTATTGCCGCACTTGAAACTGAGCTTCGCGGTAGTAGTGCAGCAATTGACCAACAAAGAGAGTCAATAACTCGAGCAACAAGCGCTTCTGAGCGCAATGCTCAAGCACTACAACAGCAAATTCGGGCGCTTACTGAACTGCAAAGGCAGGCCCGCCCAGGCTCGTCTGCTTTTGCTCAGCTTGGAAAGGATATTGATAATGCCAAGACAAAGCTGGGCAATTTGAATAATGAAGCTGCGCAGTTTAATCGCGCTTTGAGCGCTGGCTTTGGCGCCACACCAGAAGTGCTTGGAGGGCAGATTGCAACCCTTCGTCGTGGTCTGACTGGATTGCGTTTTGATTCTGAAAAATATCTTGAGACCTTAGAACGCATCCGACTGCTCTCTATCACTCAGGCAGGCAGAACTGGTCGGGCTGAGGTTATCGCCGGTTTTCAGGCATTCCAAAGTCCTATTTTTCAAGGTGGCTATGCAGATCCTTCAAGGCTCCCGGGACTTCCAAATACCACTGCCGCCCTTGAACAGCAGCTTTCTGAGCTTGCCGTAGAACTAGTAAATGTTGAACGTGGAAGCGCTCAATATGTTGAGGTTTCAAATCGGATGGCAGGTATTCAGCGTGAACTGCGCGCTGAACTTACTGGTACTGCAGAGGCTTTCCGCCAACTTGATATTGCACAAGCTGGAGTTGAGCGTCGTGCCGACAAGATTGCCGGAATTCAAGAGTATTACAGAACACAGGGGCCGATGGCTCCAGGCGTTGGTGGATACAGAGATCCCGTAACGGGCGCGATGATTGCCGGTGGCGCAAGAACGCCCGGTCGGATTCGTGTTGAAGAAGCTGCGTATCCCACACCGATTGGGCCGCAGCCGTTTCCCGAGGCTGGTCGTCGCGCTCAGGAATCAATTGAGCGTGCGATGGATGACGTTAATCGCATCTACGAAGATGCGCGCATTCGTCGTGTGGAGCTTCAATCGAAATACGATCAGATTCAAATTGACAAGATGCTTGATGGCCTTGAGCTCGAAGGCCAAGTCAGGGAAAAAGGCTTTAAGGATGAGCTCGCTGCATTTGATCGTCAATTAGAGGCAAGGGATCGTCGCCGCCGTCGCGGAATCACAGCCGGTCAAGCAGTGCAAGCTGCTGGTGCTGTTGTTTCTGGTGGTATTTTTGGCGGCCCTGAAGGTTTCCTGGGTGGCCTCGCTGGCGCTGCTGTTGGATCAATGGTGCCAGGGCTTGGGACCGTAGGGGGCGCTTTCGCTGGTTCTGCAATCGGCGCTCAAGTTGGCGCATTTAGGCAACAACTTGGAGCTGCAGCCGATTATGCCGCTCAACTTGAAAAATTAAGAATTGCGTTGCGCAATGTAACGCAAAGCAGTTCGGAATATAATCAAGCGCTTGGAATTATCCGTCAATACAGCCAAGAGCTTGCGATTCCTCAGGACGTAATCACTAAATCATTTACTCAGTTAACGGCGTCAGTAATTGGCGCCGGTGGCAGTGTCAAAGATGCCGAAGTAGCTTTCCGTGGAATTGCCGCTGGTATTAGAGGCACTGGGGGGTCGGTTGAAAACTTGAATGCGGCTGTTACCGCAACTGCACAGGTATTCAGCAAAGGCAAAGTTTCCGCCGAAGAATTGCGCGGACAAATTGGCGAAAGATTGCCTGGTGCGTTTTCTTTGTTTGCCGAATCAATCGGCAAAACGCCGCAGCAGCTCGATAAAGCGCTTGAGCAGGGACAAGTATCTTTGCTTGACTTTCAAAAATTTGCAGAAAAATTATTTGAAGAATACGGAGAGTCCGCTAAGCAGATTGCCAGCGGTCCAGAAGCTGCAGGCGATCGACTTAAGACATCATTGTCGAATCTCAGCGAAAGCGTAGGCACGCTTCTGCGTCCAATTGGCGCTGAATTTCAAACTGTTTTTGCGCAAATTGTTACTGCAATTGATTCTGGTATTCGCAAATTAAATGAATTCTTGGGTCGTGGCCGGCAAGGCGAAATCAATGAAGCACAGCGAAATCTAGACGCCACTGAAAACAGAATCAAAGAACTTCAACAAAGAATTAGCGAGAAACCTGGCATGGGTCTTACCGAGCAGTTCACTGCAGACCTTGTGCGAATGCAAGCAAGACGCGCTCAGCAATTTGGACGCCTTCAATCTTTGCTTGCAGCCGATATGAGCGCTCGTGGGATCACGGGTGAGGCACCAGAAAGGCCAGGGCTCCCTGGTATTTCAACAGACGCTGGCGGTGATTCTCGCAAAGAAGCCGAAAAACTCGCAAAGCAACAGCAAAAACAGTACGAAGAGGCTTTTACAACTCTTTCCAGAATTCGAGATATGAGCTTAAAAAATCTGCTAGTAGAGGAGCTGACAACTATTGAGCGAGACAGGAGGGCGATGATTGCCGCTGGCGCCAGCAGCACAGAGCTTGAAGCTCTTCAGCTGAAAGAGCGCCAATTGCAGATTGATATTAAGCAAACTGCAATTAACGAGCACAATGAAAAACTGAGCGATTTAATTGCACAAGGACGGCAAAAGGGGCTGGACGTTTCACGGTTGGCTGAGCAATTCAGTCAGAATCAACTTGAATACAAACAATTACAATTAGAAGCAGAGCAAAATATGACGGCAGAACTGGCACTGCAAAAACGAATCATTGAAAGCATGGGCCTTACGAAGGAAATGCAACAAGCTGGTCGCGCGGCTGGTCTTTCTTTGTTTGACTTTGGTGCAGCCGGTGGCGCATTTGCTGGCCCGCAAGTTTATGAACCACAAAACGGACTGAGCCCAGCGGCGAAAACTTATGTAGATATGAAAAATAACCTAACGGAGCTCCTTGCAATTGAAAATCAAGTAGCAACAAACGCAAATACGATTGGTCAATCTTTCTCGACTGCATTCACGCAGACAATTTCTGGCGCAACATCCGCTCGCGAGGCGCTTGCTGGAATGATGAAATCAATCGCTGAGGGTTTCCTTCAAATGGCACAGCAAATTATTGCTCAACAACTAACAATGATTATTTATGGAACTATCATGAAAGCGCTTGGTATTAACACAAGCCCGTTTGGTAAAAGTGGCGCTCCAAATTTAAGCGGTGTTTTCAGTGGTGGGCAGGCAGCTTTCAACCCAGCAGCTTTTTCTATGCCAGCGTTGAACGCCAACGGCAACGTCTACGCCCAAAACGGCATCCAACCCTTCGCCATGGGCGGCATCGTCAACAAGCCGACGCTGTTCAAGTACGCAGAAGGAGGCAGTGGGCGTTTCGGTTTGATGGGTGAGGCCGGTCCAGAAGCCATCATGCCGCTGAAGCGTGGCCGTGACGGTAAACTTGGCATCTCCGGCGGCGGTGGCACTAGCGTGGTGGTTAATGTTGACGCCAGCGGCAGCCAGGTTCAGGGTGACACCGGAAAGGCCAGCCAGCTCGGCTCTGCTTTGTCTGCCGCAGTTCAAGCTGAACTGATCAAACAGAAGCGCCCTGGAGGATTGCTCGCTTAATGGCCACCTTTACCTACATACCCGATCGTCCGGCGACTGAGACTTCAACGCCTCGCGTCAATCAGGTGAGGCTAGGCGCGTACGAGCAGCGTCTTGTTTATGGCATCAATCCGTTCAGGGATACATGGAGTCTGCGGTTTAGCAATCGCAGCACTAGTGATGCGACCGACATTCTGGATTTTTTGAAGGCTCGTGACGGCCAAGAAACTTTTGAATGGGAGACTCCTTTTGGGGAAACGGCTCAATTTATTTGCGCAAAATGGAGCGCGAGCCTTGACTCCTGTAATTTCAGATCAATAAATGCTGAATTTGAATTAAGATATGAAGCTGGCGAAACAAACATTGCGATTCCGGCGGGAACTGCCACCACTTTTACTTGGATTCCAGATTTCACAGCAACTCAAGAATATGAGTCAAATGTTCGCACTGTAAATTTTGGGGATGGCTACACTCAACGCTTAAAATTTGGCTTGAATCCACAGCAGGAAATTTGGAGCTTAGAATTCCGAAATAGAACAAATACAGAAAGAGATCAGATTCGAACATTCCTGCGTCAAGCCAGGGTCCAAACTGCTTTCACTTGGACCGATCCTCTGACTAGCTCTACCGGAAAATATGTTTGCGCCGAATGGAGCACGCGGTACAATAATCATAATAATAACGACATTCAAGCGTCTTTTAGACGTGTCTTTGAACCCTCCTGATGGCATATTCTGCTTGGGCTGCTAGCACTGCATATGTCGTTGGCGATGTAGTTC